CTGTATCCAGCTATAGTCAGAATGCTGTTATAGTTGATGGATTATGTAGAGCAGTAGCATAAACTTATTCGGTCGACTGCTTGAGTAACGGAATAGGCTTGTCTGGCATACGCAAGGCTGAGGATTTAAAACGCATGCGGATCGTGTAAGCATAGTATGCCAAACTTTGTATTGTAAAAAAGCATAAATATTTGTAAATTTACTATGTGAGATAAATCACATTCCAACCATAAAACCACAAGGAGAATCAATGAAAGTACTCTACTTTGACTTAGAGCATGGTAGTCAGACACTTGGTGGCCCCGAAATGTTAAAAACATTATTTGGTCATCATATGTTAGCTCCATCAACCTGGGATGCATTCCAAAATATATTAAAAAGTCTTTATACCCATAAAGAAACAATAATCACAAAGAAAATTGGGCCTATAGAGGTGAAAGAAGAATCTATTAAAATAACACCTAATCCTGGTGTCGATATAGATGCTTTTGTGATAGATACTTTTTCTGAATTATCTAAAAAATTTCAGAGAAGTTTAGTAAATAAGAAAACTGGTACTATGAAATTACAAGATTGGGGAGTCCTTAAACATAAACTTGACGGATCTCTTGATTATATTTCAAGAATACCTGGTATTGTAGTATGTAATTGTCATGGCAAACTTCAAACTATGGATGATGGTAATAATAAAATCATTCCATATATTGATGGCTCAACTAAAGAAGATATAGCTAAATGGTTTGACTTTGTATTTTATACTACAACTGAACTTAGTTTAAATGGAGAACCTAAGTATTTTTGGCATACTGGTCGGACTGAAAAATATGATCATGCTAAAGACAGAACACAACTTCTCCCAATCAAAATACCACAAGATTATCAGCTTCCAATAAAAGCTGCCAAAGAAAGAGGATTTGAAGGATGTAAAATTCTTATCATTGGTAGTCCTGGAAGCGGTAAAACATATGCTCTGCAAACTTTGGTAACTGCAACTAAAAAAAAATTAGCTCCAGTTGATCCTAAGGATCTTGTATCAAATGTAGTAGAGACTAATAATCAAGTAACACAAACCACAAATGGAGTAAATGTATGAGAACTATAACCTTATTTGAAAACTCTGCCGATTATACTATTGGATGGCATGAATTAACAATTGCTACAGCTAAGTATGGCAAGTCAAATGACACCCCTGTATTAGATGTTACGTTTGAAGGATATCCTGATAATTTTAATATGCGTACATGGGCAAAGCATAATGAAAAAACTAATGAAGAATGGCGTATTGCTAGGTTATTTCGTTTTGCTAATGCTGGCATAACTGAAGTATTGGAAGAAGATGGAAAGAAACGTATTGCTTTAAATGATGATGCAGATCAACTTGTTGGCAAAAGACTTAATGTTCTTTTCTACAAAGAACCTGTTGTTATTGGTGGAGAAGAAAAACAGTATTCTCGTGTATATAGTACACCTGCACCAACTGTTTTCTCCAACCCAGCTGAATCATATGATGAAGATGCAGTTCGTAGGTTTAAAACGAGAGCAGAAGAACAATTTGCTAACTATGGTAAGGGTACTTTATCTACAAATGGTACTACAGACAAAAAGTTAGTTACTGCAGATAATGATCTTCCATTCTAATTAGTCTGACCTAATAGTCAATAAACAAATACAGAGAGGAGTCAATATTATTTCCTATTATAGGAATTAATAGCTCCTCTTTGTATTTAAAAGGAGATATAATGAAAATTTTTAATTTAGCAATTGAAGTGCAGCGTATGTTAAAAAAACATCCTGTATTGCGTGATAACGATAATAGGTTAATAGCAAATATATGGCTTAGAAGGATTCCTAATATTAATGAACTTGATGGAAAAGCATTATTAAAAATGATTTCACAAGGAAAGCTTCCTAGTTTTGCATCTATTGTTAGATGTAGAAGAAAAGTACAACAAGAAGATAAAACTTTGCGTGGAGAATTGTGGGAAAAAAGACATAAAACTGCAGAGGATATTAGAAAAAGTATTGGAACATTTAAACTAAGATTAGAAGAGAATAAAATACCAACATCTTTTAATAGATGGGAGGATAAACCTAAATATGATTAAAGAAATGGCTTTATCAGTACATAATAGACATCATTTCATTGAATCAACTAAAGTATCTGACTGGCAAAATATGCCAAAAGATACATTTATGAGCTTATATGACTATGATGACTACATTAAAGATTTTTTTCGTAAACATAACAAACTATCTGGTTATGATGGATTGTTATATATACCAGATGAATTTCTTCTTGATGTAGATGGTGCTTCTCCTGAAGAAGCTAGACAAAAAACCATTGGGTTAACAGTACTTTTACAAGATCTTCTTATTCCATTTAATATTTATTTTTCTGGTACTGGATTTCATGTAGGAATACCATCTACAGCTTTTAGATGGAAGCCAGATCGAAATTTACATATTAAGGTTAAACAAGCATTAACACATGCAGGTATTTTTGAATATGCAGATCATTCTGTTACTGATAAAACACGTATTATAAGATTAAATAATACCAGAAATAGCAAATCAGGAAAATGGAAAATATGTATTGAACCTAAAATGCTTCATGGTGATATAAATCTTATTGTTAAACAGGCTACATTTCCTTCTAAGTATCATATTGAATTGCCTGAATGCGAACCTGTATTTGATGTATTTACAGAAACAAAATCAAAAGAAAAGGCATTTGTTGATGGTACAAAGTTGGGTAGAAAGCCAGATCCTATTAATTATCCTTGTATACAAACTATGATGAGTGGAGTTAATACAGGTAGTAGACATGGATCTGCATTACGTATAACTGCCCATTTAAGATGGATGTATCCAGAAGTAACAGTAAGAACAGTAATGGAAAATTGGCGACAAAGAGTAACTACAGATAATAAGCCTTTTACAATAGATGAGATGGAATCTATCATTGAAAACTGTTATACTGGTCATGGTGGTACTGGGTATCGCTATGGTTGCCAGGATGTGTTAATGGATAAGCATTGTCAAGATACTTGTAGATTATATAAAGCAAAAGCTGGTAATCTTGTAATGAATGCTTCTGATATGGAAAAGACACTAATAGATTTTTATACTACTGATTTAAAAGGTATAAATCTTGGTGAACCATATGAGCAGCATTTTCCTGTTTATCCTGGTGAAGTAGTAATTGTACAAGCTCCACCAAAAGCAATGAAAACAATGTTGCTGCAAAACTGGATTAACTATTTCAAAAAGCCTACATATTTCATGGAAATGGAAATGTCTCCAAGACAAATGTGGTCTAGGTTTGTGCAAATAGAAAAAGGTTGGACTGAAGAAGAATTGCGAGAACATTACAAAGCAATGCGTAATGGTGTTTCAGATGGATTTAATTGGCTTACTATAGATTATTCAGCTTGTTATCCATTTGAAATACAAAAACGAATTGCTATGTTGCCTCGTAAACCAGAGATTGTTGTTGTAGACCATATGGGTTTACTTAGATCTAAAAAACAAGATAATAACATGAAGGTAGAAGAAGCTTCTCAAGCTCTTATGGAGCTTGCTGTTCAACATAATCTTATAGTATTTGCTGTAAGTGAAATAACTAAATCTGCTTATGCGGAAGGTATGAATCTAGCATCATCAAAAGGTTCATTCCGTATTGCATATAATGCAAACAAAATAATCAGTATCAACCCAAGCAAAGGATCAGACGGTCTTATTTCTCAACTTCATATTAGATCTGAAGCAAATAGAGAAAAAGAACATTTAGATGTTAGAGTATGGGTTGATGGAGTACGTATCAAAAGTGAAGAAAAAGGAGCATATGAAAAGATCAATTCTTGACATTGCTAGTGATTTAGCGTTAGTTCGACATGATATTCAACTAACAAGCGAAGAAGACGTCATGCAACGAGTAGACGAGCTTTATGTGGAACTACATCGCAAAGAAGATGGTATCTATTGGTTTTACCGCAATGTAGAAGGACAAATCAGTATCTTTAAAGAGCAAATTGATAAGCTTACTAAATATGTT